TCGAGCCACCGTCATAGGGCAGGTATACGCCCGCCGCGATGCGGTTGGGATCGCGGATGAGGCGCGTATCGGGCGACGACGGGAAGAACACGTTGCTCGCAGCCGAGCCGAGGTCGTTGCTGATCTTGCAGAGGGAGACGTATGACGCGCTTGAGCTGCTGTCCATCCAGAGGGCGATGACGTTGGGTTCGGCGGCCTCGTCATAGAACGCGAAAAAGTTGTACTGCGTCTGGAGCGCGATGTCGGTCAGCACGTCGCGCGCTGTCTGGCCGCGGTAGTCGTTTGCGTCCATGTCGGTCACGCCGAGGCCAGTCCAGTCGATGTAGCCGGTGTCCTCGACGGTCGAGAGGTACGACGAGCCCATCAGCCACGTCAGGCGTGCCTCGGCCGTCTCGGCGGGCCGGTTGCCGTCGCTGTCCCAGATGACGCGGAAGCCGAGGATCGCGTTGTCGTCGTGAAGCTGAAGCTCCCACATCCGGCCGAAGGGTGTTCGCTCGTCGCCCTCGCCCCGGCTGATCGTCTGCTCGCCGACGTAGCCGTTCCAGATGACCTTGTTGTTGGCGGCCATCTCGTCCTCGACGACGTAGAGGCGATGCAAACCCTTGTAGTTGGAGCCCGCCGAAACATCTTCGACGAGGATCGAGCTGATGGCGCTCTCGCCCAGGCGGGCATAGCTCGTCAGGCCGGTCAGGCTGCCCCACTCGACAGCGTCGCCGATGTCGTAGTCGAAGCCTTCCCCGGCGGGCGTCGTCGGGTGACTGTAGTGGAAGTGAATGCCCATCAGCCAGCCACCGGGGAACCGGTCGCCACGACCTTCCGGTTGCCGGTGTTCACCCGTCGCTCGGTGGTCTGCGAGCGCGATACGCTCGTCGAGCTGACCGTGGCCTTGGTGGTAACCGTGACGTAGATCGGCGCGGGTGCCGGCGGTACGAGGAGCCCGCGCAACTGGCCGGGCAGGTTGTAGACGGCATCGCGCACCCGCTGAGTCGACGAGTCGATGCGCGAGAGCGCCGCCTCGCTGCGGCTGCCCGTCGTGTTGATGGAGGACCGCACTCGGTCGGTCGAAGCGTCGAGCTTGGCGAGCCGTCGGCGCGTCTCCTCGTCCTTGACCGTCAGGCGGCTCTTGGACAGTCGCTCGAGCGCCTGGCGGGTGCCGGCACCCTCGCTGCGCGTGTCACCGCCCGGCAGATCGACCTTGACCGTCGGCGGTTGCTCGATCCGCAGCGGCGGGATGGTTGGCACCTTCAGCGGAGGAAGCTCGTCGACCTTGAGCCCGCGGGTGATGGTCGCGCGGTCCCGGTCGGAGAGCACCACGTCGGGCACGTCGATACGCGTCAGCGTCTTCTCGCTTCGGGTATCGGTCTTGGTGCGGTCGCGCTCGCGCTCGACCTTCGTGCGCTTGCTGTCGACCCTCGTGATATAGGAGTCGAGGCGCGTCTGGTAGGTGTTGAGCTTGGCCGTGTACTCGGCGATCTTGGCCGCGTCGCCGCCGCCCGGCTTGCCACGCTCGCGCTCGATGGCCCGCGAGAGGTTCTGGACGTAGCCTGGCAGGCGGTCCAGCGCGTCGCGCGTTCGCTCGCGCGCGGACGGCTGCTGGGGCGTCTGAAGCGGATACTGGACGCCGGTCTTGGCGGGCTTGATGCCGCCCTGCCCCTCGTCGCCGCCGCGCCCATTCTGCGCGTCGGTGTTGCGGTTCACCGCTTCTTCGACCAGTCCCATCACCGACGCAAGGCCCTTGATCTGCCCGATGATGTCGAACGGCCCAGCGGCTACCGATACCTGCGACTTGAAGCCCTGCCCGGCGAGCGCCGTGTTGGCCTCATTTGCCGCGAACTGGGCGGCGAAATAGGCTGCAAACGGGGCGGCGAATGCGGCCATGCTGGCGAGTCCAGCGCCTGCCGCGCCTCCGACGGGAGCCACCCCCTTGCCCACACCGCCGAGTCCGACCTCCTTGGTGAACATCGGGTTAGCGGGTGACCCGCGGCTGAAGAAGCCGCCCTTGCCGAAGACGGCACCGCCGATGCCCTTGGTAATCTCGCCGATGATGCCGCCCAGCGCGCCGCCGGTCAGCTTGTTGAGGCCCCAACCGGTGATGACCGCGGTTTGGACCCACGAGGGCATCGAGAGGAACGTGTTGAGCAGCGCCTTCGACGCGGTCGCCATGATCGCGAAGGCTCCGTTGACCGCGTTCCAGTCGATCCGCCCGAGGAACGTGGCACCCTGCGAGAGCGCGTCGGTGATGCCCGAGATGAACGCGGGGATTTGCGGGCCGAACTGCTTGACGAGCTTCTCTAGGTTGTCGCCGATCGACTTGCCGAGCTGTTCGAACCGGGCGATGGTGCCTGGAGCCGTGAGTTGCTCGGTGAACGCCTTGATGACCCGTTGTAGCGGCGGCAGGAGGCCGTTGCCGAGGGCGATGCCGACTCGCGCGATGGAGTTGCGGAGGATTTGCATCTGGCTGCTGAAGGTGGCGAACTTCTTGCTGGCCTCGGCGTTGGCCGCGTCGAGTTCATACCAGCCCTTCTTGGCCTCGCCGAGCTGGTAGGTCAGGAGTTCGGTGTTGCCAGCCAGTCCGAGGAGCGTGCGGCTGATGCGGACGTCGTTGAAGCCGAGCGCCTCTAGAACCGCCAACTGTTCGCCCTTGGCGAGCTTGCCGAGCCCGATGATGAACGTCTCAAGGGCCTTGCCGGCGTCCTGCTCAAAGGCTGTCTGGAACTGCTTGGCCGTGACGCCGGCCGTCTTGGCTAGCACCTCCAGCTCGTCGCCGCCGAGGCTCGCGAACTTGGTGACCTCAAGGGCGAACCGCTGGAGGGCCGATCCACCGGCCTCGATTTCGATGCCGAGAGACGCGACAGCCGAGCTGAAGCCGATGATCTGATCCGTCGAGAGCCCGGCCAGCTTGCCCGCCGCGCCGAACCGTTCTGCGATGGTGATGATCTGGCTCTCGGTGGAAGCGCCGACGTTGCCCAGGTTGACCAGCGACGAGGCGAAACGGTCATAATCCTCGGCCGTGAGGCCGAGGACATTGGACAGCACGCCGAGGCTGTCGGCCGCCTGCTGGGCGGTGAGATCAGTCGTCTCGCCGAGAATGGCGGTGACGCGGATGAACGACTCTAGGTTGCGCGTCCCGGTGACGCCGAGAGCGCCCGCCGTCTCACCGAGCCCGGCGAGTTCTGTGGCGCTGATCGGGATGGTCGTCGAGAGCTTGAGGATAGAGTCCGAGAGGGCGGACAGGTCGGTTGTCGTGGCATCGACGGTCTTGCGGACGCCCGCGAACGCCTGTTCGTAGTCCGCCGCGGCCTTGACCGAGGCGGCCAGCGCCCCGGCGACACCCGCCGCCGCGACGACGCCGATCTTTGCGATGTTGCGGGCAGCGTTGGATGCCCCGCGCTCGGCGAGACTACCGATGCGGTTTAGGCGTCCCTCCATCCGGCCGATGACCGGCGACAGCTTGTCCTCGCCGAGAAACCTGACGACGAGGTCTTGTCGTTCAGCGATCGCCATGCTGCTCCTTGACGGCGCTCAGGGCGCGTGCGACGGCGGCGTCCTCGCGTGCCTCTGCCTCGCGGATGCGGGTTCCGACCCGCTCCTCGGCCAGCAGACGCAGCGCGATCTTGGCCTGGGTGTAGTTGAAGGTATGGCCGGGGAAGTGCTGCGCGAGCACGACCGCTACGAAGTCGGGGTATTCGAAGAAGACGGCCGGTTCGCTGACGTCGAGGCGGCCGTCCGACCACGCTTCGACGATCTTGCCGGCCTCTCCGGCAAAGGGTCCTCTTCCACCTCGTTCATATACAGATCGAAGAGGCGGTTGGCAACGAGCAGCCCGCCCCGACTGAAGGGCAGGGCCGCGGCGATGGTGGTCGGCGTCACCGGGATCGGCTCGCCGTCGTCGTCGGTGAAGTTCCAGTCGAGGATGCCGTAGCGCAGGAAGACGTGGCTCAACAGCACGACCAGCTCGTCGGGCTGGTCGCGGTGAGCCACGATCGTCTGCGTGGCCGCGAGCCCGCCGTCGAGCGACAGGTGCGGCGCGAGGAACACGAGGTCGCCGTCGGGGTGGGGCGTGCCCGCGCACAGGCACGCCCCGATGTTGACCTCGATCGGGTCGGATGGGGTGATGCGGCTCATGGGCTCTCCTAGAGCGACGCGAGGGTGTTGACCACGACTGCCCGCATCGGGTAGGTCGTGCCGCTCGCGTCGTAGAACGCCTCGCCCGACAGGCGGATCGCGGCGTTGCCGGTGTTGACCGTCTCGTCGGTCCTGGTGAACCAGTTGAGCGGGAAGCGCAGGCTCATCGAGTACGGGGTCGGCCCGGTGATGACCGTCGGGCTGGCGACCTTGAGTTCGATGTAGCGGTTGGTGGCGTTGGTGCCCAGCCAGTAGGCGACCTCGCTGAAGACGTTGCTGCTCTTGGCGAACAGCAGCTCGACCGCGATGCGCCGCCCGGCGCGGCCCATGCCGGCCACGGCGAAGCGGGTGTTGGAGCCGTTGGCGAAATACTTGAGATCGATCGTGTTCTCGATGGCGACCGTCGCGCTATGCAGCACGTTGGTCAGCATCGTCGTGCCGATGGCTCCGCTGCTGTCGTTGATGAAGACCTGCGTGTCAGCGCCGAACACGAAGGTCGGGTTGGTATCGACCGCGAGAGCCGCCCTGTCGGTCGGATAGGTTCCGACCTTGCCGAACCGCCAATTGGCATCGACCGTCCAGGGTCCCATGTCGGGCGGCAGGGTCAGGGTCAGGTTCTCGATGACTCCGTCGACGAGGCGCAGCCCGTCCGACGCCGAGGTGTCGTCACCGAACTCGGCCGTGAAGTATTCGAAGTCTTCGTTGGTCGTGCTGCTCGGGGTGAACGTCCAAGTGAAAGCCGTGGCCCCGGTCGGCGAAACGCCACCGTACAGGGCCGCGCTCAGGAGATAGGGCGCGTCGTTGTAGGTGAGCGGGCCGTTGACCGGGAATGTGATGTCCTGACCGGCGCGGTAGGGCGCGATGGCCGGGTCGATGGTGCCCGTGTCCACGTCGGGCCGGGTCCAGTTGAGGTTGATGTCGGGAACGCCGCGGTAGGGGAACGCCCGCGTCGCAGTGACGGCCGTCCCGTAGGCAGACTGCTTCCCGAGCTGGAACCGCCGGAAGCGGGTGAAGCCCTGAAGCGGCATTGTCGGGGTTACCTCCGATAACGGACGCTAGGTGCGTCCCTCTAGGGTGGATACATCTCCGAACGCGAAGATGACGACCGGATAGAACACGTCGCCGACCACCTCGACCGTGTCGGTGATGGTCACCCGACCCCACCAGCCATAGCCGGGGATGTGCGGGTTCTGCCGGAATGCGTCGAGCAGAGCATCGACGACGATGTCCATGCGGTCCATGACCGCGTCGGGATCATTGGGGGTGTCTACGAGGACGACCGTCGGCGTCATCTCGCGGTTGTAGGTACTCGCGTCGTAGGTCACCAGCTCGTTGCGCTCACCGATGAACGCAAGCGGGAACTCGCGGTAGGACGTTGGCCGCTGGCTGTAGGTGGCCCGCAGCAGGGTCGGGTTGGCCGCGGCGAAGGCATCGAGGATGGCCTTGAAGCCGGCCACCACGTCCTGTCGGAATGAGGTCGTCATGCTGCATCGTTCCAGGTAGTCGCGACCACGTCGTCGAAGCCGCCCTTGCGAAGCGCTGCGATGGCACCGGGCACTAGATAGGGAGTAGCTGGCCGGCCGCGCACCTTGCGCGCAAACGCCCAGCCCGCGAGTTGCTTGCCGCGCCGTTCTCGCGAACGGCCCGACAGGCGCAGCAGGCCAGCTGGCGGCGTGCTGTCTGTGCGCCACGCGAGGATACGCTTGGTTCGTGGCACGATCGGGCGCGCGAACGGCCCGTAGATGCCGGTGCCGCGCTCGATATAGGCCGCGTAATCCATGCCGGCGATCAGCTCGGCACGGCGGGCATCGACCCGGCCCGGCTTGATGGATCGCTGGAGAGCGCCCGTCTTGCGCGGCACGAGCGCCTGAGCCTCGCCCTGGGCTGCGATGACGACCTTGCGGAGAACCGCCGCCCGCATCCGGTCGTTCTTGAGCGCCGAGAGGCGACGCTTCAGTTGCTCGGAGCCGACGACGACGGCGCTCACAGGCCCATCACCCACGATCGGCGCAGCGACCAGCGCATGACGAACTCCGCGTAGCCGGGCGGAAGCTCGGTCAGGGCGACGTCCTCGCCGGTCGGCAACTGGACGGTGCCCGCGCCGCCCGCCTTGCTGCGCCAGTACATCCAGCCGGCAAGCTCCAGGATGGCGGCCCGCACGTCGAGCGGCAGCTCAGGATGCCCCTCGACTCCCTCGACGGTGAGGTCGTTGGGTAGCGCGCTGCGTCCGTACTTGTCCCACGCGAGGTCGAGGTTCTTGTCGAACCAGAGCGGGTCGGACTTGTAGCCCGGTCCGAGGTCGGTGAAGGCTCGGAGCTGCATCTCGGTCGATACGTCCGGGTTGCGCGGGTCGGGGATCAGCCAGTAGGACTCGCCCTCGACGAGCGCGCTGCCGCTCTTGGTCACGACGCGGGAGGCGTCGGTCCGGGGGATGTCGCGGATGGCGATGAGGTCGGCACCGTCGGTCGAATAGGTGCGCGTGACGTTGCTGGTCACGCTGAAGGCTCGATGCGTGTCGCGCTCGGCCCTCGCGCTGGCGTTGCTGGCGATGGAGGCCAGCAGGGCATCCTCGGCCGTCCCGGCGATGCCGAGGTAGGTCTTGAGTTCGTCAAGCGATACGAGCGCGTAGGTCATCGCTGTCCTCAAAGATTTGTCCGAACTGGTCGGCCGCGGCGTCCCAGGTGAACCGGCTGATATGCTCGCGGCCGAGCATTCCCAGCCGCTTGGCCCGGCTCGGGCTGGTGAGGAGTTCCTCGATCGCCGTGGTGAACGCCCGGGCGTCGGGCTGATACCAGTCCATCTGGTAGCGGCTGCGGAAATGGACGACGTCGCCGTGCTCGTCGTGCAACGGTGGAACGGCGATACCGCCCGGGCCGACGACCTCGGGTCCGGCCGCGACGTCGGTCGTGATGACCGGGACGGAGCAGGCAACGGCCTCGGCCAGAGTGAGCCCGAAGCCCTCGCCCATCGTCGGGCTGAAGTAGATGGTGGCGGTGTTGTAGAGGGCCACGAGCGCCTCGGTCGGCAAACCGACGAAGGTGTCGTGGAGCTGGGTGAGCTTGAAGCGACCCACGAGTTCGGCCGGCACGCGGTCGGCGATCTCGTCGTAGAGGCTCGCGCCCACGTCGAGCGGGGCGCAATGGATGACGACGTCCACGTCCTTGTGGCGGGCGACGACCGGCACCAGCGCGTCGAGGAAGACGTGGTATGCCTTGCGCTCCACGAACCGGTCGGTCCGCAGGACGTAGCGCCGTTCGGGGTCCATGCCGAACGCCTTGCAGGCGTCGCGGCGGTTGGTCACGACCCGGTCCTTGACACGCTTGGGTCGTTCGGCCGACAGCGGCTCAAATGCCGGGTTGACGCCGTGGTAGACCATCGGCACCGGGCGACCGAGCAGCTCTTCCATGTAGGCAGCGCCAAAGTTGCTCATGGCGACCGGTTGGAGGTGGCTCCAGACATCGCGCCAGAGCCCCGGCTTGTAGGTGCGACCCTCGACGGGACAGTAGTGCCAGGTCGGGACGTTGTCGAACGGCCCATAGCCCCGACGGCCGACGGTCGCGATTG